TAGCCTGTTTTTTCAGAGTTTGTACCGAAGCCTGTAGGGTGTCTGTCTAGTCTAATTATAGTAGAAGTACCACTACCTGTTTGGTCATTGGAGATTCTACCTCCCCATGATTTGCCTTCTTTATTTTGGTCAATAACTTGAATAATATCGCCAGGTCGCAAAAAGGCTGCGTTCAAAGAAGTATCGAACGTTACAGTATTGGTGTTCCAATTATTAGTGAGTAACTTCCATTTACCCAACCTTCTTGCTTGACCACGAGACGTACAGCCAAAAGCTGTTGTTTCTTCTGGCTTTATAAATTCGTCATCTTTTTGTAGAGTTTCTTCTAATTCAACTATTTCTGCTCTACTTCTATAATAGTCTTGAGGATTATTCCAATTTACAATTATAGAATTTGTTCTTGTTTTGTTTGCTGTTCCTTCATATGAAAATTGACCATCAATAACATTAGCATTAGTAAATTGATATACAGGGTCTTTTTCAGAATCTTGTACTATATAGGCTTCGCCATTTAACCAATAAGTCATTCCTCGGAATATACTAGTTACATCGTTAAGTACTTTATACGCTTCTTGCTTACCAGAAATAACTAAGTTTGCACTAAACCTTGGTTCGTGCTGTCCTGATGATCCACTCGGGATATAGTTAGTATCCTCAGTACAATGTATACTTAGTAAGTCTGCTGCTCCAACGCCTGCAGGTACAAGTTCATCACAGTATCTACCAATCTGGAATAGTTCCCATTTATTAACTTGGGCTTGTCCAAGATAGTTTCCTAGACCATAAATTTTATTAGTGATTAAATCATTATATACCCATGCAGGGTTATTACACCATGATTGGTAAAAAGTACCGTCCCAATCTTGCTCTGAAGTTGTTGGTTTTTCTGTGCTTGCGTTTCTTCTATAGTTAGCGGGAATAAATACTTGACTAGATGAAGTTACAGTTGTACTATCATTGTCTTGATTTGTGATAGTTCCTGTAACAGCCGATGAAGCTGCTGAAACATTTCGTAGATAAAGTGTATTCCCTACTTTTTTGTCAACTAAACCTCCAGCAAACATACTTGCAGTTTTTGTGCCACCACAGGTCGTTGATGATAAAGTTTTATACTCTCCAGTAGTTTCGTTAAATGGTTTATTTAGTGTATATGTGAATGCAGTTGTTGTAGTCGCTGTACAGACAAAAGTACCTTCATAAAAGTCTTCATCTGTAGATGCAGTAGTAGCAATTGTTGCTTTAAAGGTTTCGCCAGGTGCAACTCCATGAGCTGCAGAAAGTGTTGCTGTAGCAGTGTATCCTTCTTCTCCGTTACCAGATGCAGTAAGAGAAGAAATAGTTAAAGTTTGACCAATTACATCTCCAACTGCAAAGCTACTTGCATTTGCAACTACTAATTTTCTACCATTATAGTCGCATGGATAGTGATTACTTGGAATCTGTATTAACTTACCATCAATCTCATATCCTCTAGCAGGTATGCTATTAAAAGCTTCCGCATCAATAACTCCACCTACATATGCAGTATAAGGGTATTCTAGTTTATCTGCAATTGCAGCTTCTATGCTATCTACATAAATAGCATTTTGAACTTCTGTATTTTCGGTGCTATCAGGACTAGATGCTAGTTTAGTTACTTTAACTGCCCAGTCATTGATTGTAGAAGTACGTTTTATATTTTCAATATTAAAACCAAATGTATGTGCATACTTACCACTAACTTTTCCGTTAAAGCCAGTATCAAACATTTGTCTTGAATGGTGTACGCCTGAATTATCTACCCATTGAAAATCAATTGTAAAGTAAACAGTAGTAGTATTGATGTCACCTTTGTTGTCCCCTTTCTTTGTAATAGCAGACATACCAGTAGTGGATACAGTAATTTTTACATAGTCTGTTTCTCTCTTTTCAAAAGTTCCACTAGAAATGGTAAAATATTGGGGCTCACTTTCTAATAGTTCTGCACTACCAATATCTTGCGTAAATGCAGCACTAGGATACTCTGCAAAGAAGTCTGCATCGACTACTTGAGTTGCATCTCCATTTTTTGTGATTACAGTAAAGTTATTAAAGTTTGAAGTTGAAGACACACGACCTGTAGACTGATTAACGTTTCTAAGACGTACCTCATCGACAAGAATTGAAGCATCTCCATAAACTAAGCCTTTAATTGGCCCTTCTGCAATAGCATCAATAAAGGCAGCACTCTGTCTAGCAAACATATTATCGTCTGCTTCAAACGTACTTCCGCCTCCTCCTTTTCCTTTAGAGCCTCGAATAGTTATTAAATGTTGTTTCTTTTTCATTATCTTCCGGGGTCTACATTCCAGCCTTGATTCTGGTATCTTGTAGTATTAGCTGTCTGACCAGATTTACTACCGTCTGTTCTAAAGTTTGGTATACCTACCATTTTTCTTCCTGCTGTTAATTTTTGTCTAGATGTATTAGTGAATACTGAAGCAGAAATAGTTTTTGAACCTACAATTGCTCTTCCATAAACTAAAGGGATTGGTTCTCCTTGTTTTACTGTATTGACTGGGCCACCAAATAAGTAGTTTTCTGCTTTTTCTGATGAGTTTCCATCTGGCACATCTGGAGCTAACATCATTGCTGCTCCTCCAAGTAGTAATCCAGTTCCTAGATAAGATAATGCCGTACCCGCTTTACCTAAAGTTATTGCTGTTGTTCCTGCAGAGGTTACACTCAAAGTTCCTAGTCCAGTACCTGCTGCTCCACCTACTAATCCACCTGCACCTGCTCCTGACATAAAGGGTGCTGCAAATCCTGCCCCTAATCCACCTGTCATGGCGATTAAGGTAACTCCTAGTATCATCATAAGTCCTGAACTTTTTGATCCACCAATTACTGGTACAAAAGTATATCCACCTTGACCTGGGTTATTTATAAGTAGCTCATTTTCATCTTCTATAGATGCACCATCAACAAGAACTTCATACCCCTGTATTCCTTCGCTTTCTGCTAAATACTGTCTCATTCCTGGACGTTGGGACATAATTGCATGCATTGCCTCTGCAGGCGATCGCACGTCTAGGTTCCATTCTGACCCAAACTTTTCTCCTAATTGTCCTTCTAAAATAACTTTTTTCATAAACTTTCGTGTCTTACTACCATTCTGGTAATCTGTTTCCACATGCCAGCATAAGAGTCTCGGCATGATAATCTGTTAGGTGCATGGTGTAGCATTTTTCCTCTGCCTACATAGATGCCTGCATGATTGGTAATTTCACTATTCAGAGCCATTAAAATGAGGTCTCCTTCCTGTAGACTACCATCTGTTACTTTTTTAAAACCTTCTTTTTCAAAGTTCTCCAAATAGAGATTTTTTCCCTTTTCCCAAAATTCCCACTCGTACTCATATGGGTATATATTTATTCCATGTGTCTCGTAATAATCTTTTAAGATAGTGAAGCAATCATAGATGCCATAAACGAATGGTCTTCCCAGCAAATCATAAGTATTTTCGCTCGGTTCCAATTTTATCCATTCGTCATTTTCTCCAAAAATATACCAAGGAATTCCTAATTTATCGCACGCAGCTCGGTCTAATTCACTTGGTTGTGGTGACTCTCCAGGGTGACTATGTACGACACCTACTACATCACCTTTGTCTGCTATTGCTTTATAATCAAGTGGATCAATTATAAAATCATGTTTTGGATTCTCTGCTTTATTTTTACAAGGATTCCATTTTACTCGTCCTCTTTCTAAACTTAAAAGACCGCAGGCTTCTATATCTGCGTTCTCATAAACATATTGTTTTACATCTTCTAGTACTGGTTCAATCATTAGTAAAGTGCTGCTCCTGGGAAGCCTCCAAATGGTAAAGATACATTACGTGTACCTCTGTTGTTAATATGTGCTATTGCTGCTGCTCCAGATCCTCCACCACCAGAAAAAGTAACTGAAGGTGCTGTAGTATAACCTGACCCTGGATTAGTTACAGTTACAGATACAACTTTTCCTCCAGAAACAGTTGCAGTTGCTGTTGCGTTACCACTAACACTTACACTAGGGGGACTTGTATATCCACTTCCACCACCTGCTACTCCGTTTCCTTTAACTATAGTAATACTTGTCACTCCTGATGACGTAGTACTAGCGCTTGAGTTTGCAGGTTCAAATCCATAACGTTTTGCACAAGAAGTTAATCTCTTACCACAAACATCTCCAAACTCCCAATAAGATATATTAGTTGGTCTAATAATATCGTCTCCAGAGTCCCCTACTGCAATACTATGAGCCGTTTTACATTTATATAACGTAACTCTAGTAGCTTGTAAGAACCCGCTTGATGATGTTATAGTTGCGCTTGGATTTTGAACAGTAATAGTAGTTGCTGTTTTTGCACTTACATAGAGAGGAACTGCTTTGAAGTTTGCATCTGTATCAGTAAATCCTTTTGCAATTACAAACTCTCCCACACTTATACCGTGACCACTTGCTACAGTATAAGTAACATTTGCACCCGAAGTTACAGCAGTTGCAGATATTAGTCCACCAATTGGTCTGTAATATTCTACATGATCACCTACTGAGTAACTCTGAGCCGCATATAAATTATTTGTTCTATTACTTTGAACATTCTGTAACCCCCAAGTTGTATAGCTGGTTATTCTAGTGTCGTCTTTATCAAAATAAAGTGTATGTTCAGTACCATCTACTGTAAACCTATTATCTGCTGGCCAGTCACAACCACCTTGGTCTGGATCTTTATACTTCCAAGGACAGCGGGCTGCAATAATAGATCTTCTAGGTAATTTAACACCTTGTACATCAAAAGCAGAAGTTAGTTCAAACTCTACCATAATTGCATCTTCTTTTGATTTTCTTTCTATATAGTATACATCTCGGTTAAACTCAATAGGTGGAGTTGTGCTTAAATACTTTTGTAGAGTTCTTCTACGGATTACTTTTGCTCCTACTAAATCATCATACTCGCTTAGATGTGCATTCCAGTACTGGTTTATATTTGCAAAACGTACAGTAGGTCTGGGTAATGAACCTGTACCTGAGCCTCTAACTTCCCAGCCTTCTGATTCTACAGGAAACGCTACATAATCTACAGGGCTAGCACTATAGTGTGCTGCATTAGTAGAGCCAAAGTTATCGTCATCTAGCAAAGTGTACCATTGTATATTTGCAGTTCCGTTAGCTCCATCATGAAAGTATAGTTTATCAACACCTGGGCCTCCTAAATCACTATTAGGTAGCTGTACTTCAAAAACTGTTATAAGACCACTGCTTTGAGACTGCCCTTGTAAGTCAGTAACTAAAGCGTTATTTGTTCCTGTTATTGGCTGGCTCATGCTTCAAATACTTCTCTTGCTTTTACACTTAAAGTATAATAATCATCATAATTTAGTGTTCTACTATATTCTTCTAATACTACAACTACTGTGCTCTCACTTCCATCAAATGGTATAGTAAGTTTAGCAGTATCTACAGATGCTAGACCATTGATAAAATCATATAGATTATCAATATCTGCTTTAGTTCTATTAGCAAAGGTAAGTGTCCACTCTCTTGGAGTATTATTTATACCATCTCTAACTCTCATTTCGTAACCATCGCCAAACTGTGCTTTTAACACACGAGGCTTTGCACTTTGTTGCACGCCTTTATCGTATGCTACTGGAGCACTAAAGCCTGGTATGTTACCTGTTTTTGGGTGTAATCCTATTGCCATTATGTTCTACCTTTAGTACCTTGTTGATTCAATAAACCTCCAGGTCTCATTTCTTGTTGTAAATGTTGTTGTACTAAGCCACCAATTGATCTTCCAAGTCCTTGCATAGCACCATCTCCAGTAGTTGAAGTCTGACCTTGACCACCACCAGTCATATTTACAGTTACATTTACTACATTTCCGCCTGACTGTCCTCTCATTTCTACTGGTATACTTCTATCGTTTCCTAATGGTACGACTGCTTCGTTACCGTGTAGAGTAGCAAGATAACCTGACTCTGGGCCTTGGGCTATACCACCATACGCAAAAGACTTACCACTTGGAGATAGAATCCCTCCGTATCTTGCTGGTAGCCCTGGGAGTCCCATTGCTCTTAACGCAGTCATAGCGGCGGCAGGCATATAGGCTGCTGCCAAGTCGTCTCCGAATGACTGAGTACCATCTAGTAATGCTTGGAATAAACTATCAAAACCGCTCTTCATAATATCACTAGTCTTATTTGCTAGTTCTAGTTCAATACCTACTTTTGCTTGTGCGTCTGCTTGTTTTAGTATGGTTGCTAAATGTTCTTTTCCTTTTTCTGTTTGATCCGCTTGTAACGCTGCTAAAGTAGTATTTTCTTGTATTAAAATTTTATTTAGCTCTCTTGCTTGTGGAGTAATATTGCTCATACCAAAACCTGGTAGCATGCCGGGAGCTCCCCCAGTCATGTTTTGAACTTTCATTCGTGAACTATCAATGCCTCTATCTCTTTCGGCACTTCTGTCTACTCCAGCTTGCTTATTCATCTCATCAGTAATCATTTGTTCAGTGATGAGTTCTTGATCTTTTAAAGCGTTAATAGCAATTTGTCGTTTTCTAGCATCTTCTTCATCGTACCCTTGCTGTTTTATGAGGTTAGCTAGTTGAGTTTCCATTAACTCTCTTTTTGCTATATCGTCATTCTGCTTACTTCTCATTCGAGTAAGTTTTTCTTCTTGCAACACTCTTACTTCTGCATGAGTACCTGCTTGACGTATTGCAGCTGCATTTTCCATTTCATCTAGTTTTCTTTCGAGTGCGTTTGCTTTGTGTTTCTCACTTAACTCTAGTGTAGCTTGTTCTTGTTTGTTTAGTAGTTTTTTGAGTTCTACTTCTTCTGCTGTTTGTT